TTTAAAGAGAATCGCCATAATTGAATTAAATAATGGGGTTTCAATTAAAAATTTTTGGTTCTTAATTATAGTAACAATTTCATCAATAGATGAATCTGCAGATAAATTAACTTTTCCAAAAGCAAGGTTTTCTCCTTTAAATATTGACCTAAGCTCTTTAAAGCCTAAATCAGATAAAACAGAAATTATAGATTTCTCTATCTGTGCTTCTTGAGCTGCAAGTCTCCTGTATAATCTTGACTTTAAATACAAGATTGTTGATTCATTTGTCAAAGTTGTTTCTTTAAAAGTTTTAAGTAGATAATATACAATCTTTGAATTAAAGACTGTTATTAGGTATTCTTTGGCTAAGCCTAAACCACCTAAAGTTTTATCTGCATATAAATAGACAAATAAAGATTCAATGACTTCATCTAATTTACGAACTGATCCGCTTAATTCATCTTCGATGATAAGCTTATTTCTTATATTAATACTCTTAATAAAATAAAGTATTAATTCATCAAATCTAAATGATATATTAGATTTTAATAAAGGAGTAATTAACTCGTAAATATGCAAATCAGGTTTTTGTAAAAAACTCACAAAAACTCTTGGTGGAATTGGTCTAAAAGAATGTCTTCCAACACCAATAATTTTAAGGTATTCAAAAAATGTTGAATTATCTTTATCCACTTTTGAAGACAGGCACTTATTTAAATTGATTGGCATATTAAGATCATTTAAAATCTTAGTATACTCTTCAAATAATATTCTAGATGATTGAACAACATCATCTCCCACAACTTGGAATTTATGAATTCCATTTGGATTAATATTATATGCTCTTATTTGAGCTATTCTATTAATACAATAATTACCTATGTGCATTACAATCCAAGATGATTTAATCCCCATAGGTTGCCCAACTTCATATCTGCAGGTTTCATTTGATCCTGGAATATTAAAATCTCTATCAGAGACAATTCTAGACCAAATTTTTCCTAAACCTGATATACCTGTTGCTTTTAACATTACTCTTTCAACTATATAAGATTGAAGGTGTAATGGCATAAAATCTGTAGCTGCAGTTAAATCAGCACATTCAGATTCACCTGATTCTAAAATAAACCTGTGTGCAATTCTAAAAGATTCTTCTTGATTGAATGCACCACCATATTTTAAGTTACTTTCAGTAAAAGATCTAAAAATTTCTTCTACTGGTTTCAAAGCAGTTTGTGAAAACCAATCACATTCAGCAACTATACGTTGTTTACCTCCAAGTTCATTTATAAAAGCGAATTTGGAATGACTTAATTTACTAATATCATTGAAGTTATATTTCTTCAATTGTTGTTCAATGACTTCGTCTTGAACACAATTATTAATTAAATCATTAAAACCTGAAATTTCTAATGAAG